CACGAATTTCATTAACTTCAGAATCATTGATGTCACTACGAGAATCAACCTCAATCATGAGAGATTCTGTAGTGACAGATGATCCATACTTTACAATAAACTTAGTGATCTCCTCAAAGATAACCTTCTCAGATCGAATCTCAAAGTAATCTTCATTAATAAAGGGAATGACTTTCCTCGAAAACTCCTCATCAAAGATAAGGTTACGAAGAATAGTCAGTTCAATCTTTTCCATCATTGATAGTGTAAGTACGTAGTTAGAACATATTTCGGGTTACTTTTTGGTGGTTCACCTATATGAGGGAACATCCAAAGAGGAGGGAATACTAGCAGAGATCCTTTCTTTGGTGTGATCTCCATATCATTGAAAATTGTTCTACCACCAGATTCAACATCATTCAAATACCACATAAACGCAAGAAATCTACGTGATGACTCATGATCTTTTACGTCTACATGAGCATCGAATCTATCTACACCTCCAGGTTGATATCCTTTGATTCTGAACTGCTCAAAGGCATGTTGCTCTGGAAAGATTTCTTTATAAGTATAACGATAATACTCGTCACGATACTTAAATACCTCCCTAATCAAATTAGTATGCACCTCATTAATCTGAGGTGACATATCTCTGTTCTGGGTGAGATTCATTTGAGTGAAGTTAGGTTTACCATCACACTCAACTCTTTCTGTTTTACTTTTATCTTGAACAAATAACCGGACTAAAAAATCACAAATATCAGGTTCTAATGCATTCTCATGTAGTTTAATAAAATCATTAAGAGTTTCCATAATTAAATTCCTGATGTGCAACTTCTTCCAATTTCTGCATAACTTCGGTAGTGAAGTAATCTTCAGGATCCTTTAAAATTGCTTTTGCATAAACTTTCTTGCCGTTCATCTCATATCGACCAGCAACATTTTTCCAAAGTCCGCCAATCTCACCGAGTTCAAGAAGACCATAATATCGATCAAGACCACGCTCATCATAATAAAGACGAATTTCCACATCTTTATTCTCCTTACTTAAACGCGACTTAGCAGTCTTTGCCTTGATAATATTTCCAACAACCTCTGTTCCATCTTTTTCCTTTTTCTTAGATAAATGAATAATCGTGGACGCCGCATACTTAAGACCAGAACCGCCACCCATCTCTTTTGTAGGAACATATGATCCAATAACATCGTAGGTATGATTAGTAACAATCATTGGAATTTTTGCCTGACCCAGTTTCAATGTCAACATCCTGAACGCACCTTTTATAAGTTGAGATTTCGTCATGTCACGAACCTGTTTTTCGTTCAGAGCGTCATTGATTTCCTTTTCAGTCGAAAGCATTCCAAGAGAATCTAGCACAAACATGCAGGGTTTGCGTTCTTCTTCAGATTTTTTTAAGTAAATGTCAACTGCCTTAAGTGCTTTGGTTCGGAACTCCTCAACAGTTACAACATTCACAACCACAAGACGAGAAAGATCAACTCCACGACTTTCTAAGAGTGACTTATTGACAGCTGCCTCAGTATCAAAATACAAGCAATATCCATCAGGATTAGAGTCCAGAAAATTCTTAACCACTGCGAGGCTAAAAAAAGTTTTTCCAGTACTAGACTCCCCAGCAATGGCAGTAATCTTATTCCCAGATACACCACCAAATAAACTACCTGAAACAAGTCCATTAAAGATGTATGAACCTGTGTCCACGTAAGTTTCTGCTTCGTCGATGTCTGCTGCGAGTTTTGTGAAGTCATCTCCAATCTCTTTTACAATATCTTTTAAAAAGTCCATTATCCGAAAAATAGTTCAAGGTTTACAGTTTTTTCTACATTCCACCCAATCGCATCAAGTACAGATTTAAGTGGTTCTACAAAACTCTTTTCAAATTGTAATTCATAATCAATGTACTTGTCAAGACCGAGTTCTGTAGGAAAGTCTTGAATAAATGAAATCACATTCTCTTGAATGATATTTGGTTTCTTCAGATAAAGAAACTTAATCTTTTCACCATTATTAATCAAAGAATACTTACTATCAAGTTTCTTTTGTTTAATGTAGTGATTATAAAGAAGTGCTCCACGAGCATGAATAGGAGTTCCCTTACCATAAATGTCTGAAGAAGAATGATACTTACGAATATCAGATACTGATCGTGGAAATGCAATTTCTTCTGGTGGAAGTTTCTTAAAGTCCTTACGACATTGATCAATAAAATCAATCACATCGTCTTCAGTTGCATTCATCATCAACTTCAGACCATCCTTAATCATCTGTCGGCAAGGTGCCGGAGTTGAAGATTTGACTGCCTCAATACCCATCATCTTGAGTTTAGGTTCAGTATATTGAACTCCCTCACTATTCCATACGTTGAGAATATAACGTTTCTTCGCAGTCCAAATACCACGTTCCGCAATGTTCTCACGTTTCATAATCATTTTTTGTTCATATGCCTGAACGTAGTCCGCAAGTTCCGTATAAGATTGTTCGATGAATGGTTCCAGTTTGTCTTGGCAGATCTTATCAAGTAAGGAAACAACTGCTGTTTTATCACCAGACTTATGACTAAGAAATTTATCAACAAGAGGTCCCATATTAAGATAGATTGAGTCAGTGTCAGATGCGACAACATAATCGACTTCCTCAGTTTGTAAAATCTTATTTAGAAATCCGTTCATCTTGTTCTCAATCCAACGAATGGAAACCTGACCCGAGAGAGTAATTGCCTCAGCATTTGCAAGTTTATAATACCTAAAATACTGATTACCAATGGCACCATAAGCAGAGTTGAGTTGAATCTTTCGTGCCATCTGGATGTTATTACACCGTGCGATTTCTTTTTCCAGTGCCTTCGTTGGAGTTTTTTCATAATCTTGTTTTGCAGCAAGCATCTTCTTTTTGTAGATGGTGCGATCTTTATAGATCTTCTCCATCAATTCTGGTAGAAATCCACGAACATCCTTACGATACATTGCCCCATTAGCACATATCGCATTGTCCTTATACAACTCAAATGTTATCTTCTGATCAAGTATCTTATCAACGGTAGCTGATGGGTGCCGTTCCTCAAGTAGAGTCTCCGGGGAAATATTGTACTGCATAATGAGATGAGGATACAGACTGTTAAGGTCGAAACTAACAACCCAGTCATACTTTCCAGGAATCGGTTCCTTGACATATGCTCCTGCGTATTTGGAATCTTTATCAGAACGAACGATAGGAGGAATTACAATATTCTTCTTTTTAAGATAATTATAGATGATTGTATCCCACATTCGAACCTGAGAAGAAACATCAGCATAATTTGCTTTTGCATCATATGCCATCGTAATCGCAAGTTCAATCAGTTTCATCTTGTCTTCCAATCGGTCAACAAGTTCCACGTCAATGATGTTATATTCTACAAACTTTTGCCACCCATTTGTATAGAAATCTTTGAAAGTATCAAACTCAGAGTGATCTAACTTCTTCTGCCCAAGTTCTACACTCGCAATATAATCCAATCGATAGGATTCTTGCGCCTTATAAGTAAACTTCTTATAAAGATTTAGGTAATCAAGTTGCGTGACTCCACCAATATCATAAGTTATACGACGATTGTCATACTTATCTAAACTCTCCCGTAAGGTCACAAGACCCCAAGGAGAAAGTCGTTTCATTAACTTCTCACCCAGAATTCTATCAATACGACGAACAAGATACGGAATATCATACCATTCACTATTCCATCCGGTCACAACTTCAGGAGTATTCTCCTCAATCATCCACCAATCAATAAAAGAATTCAACAACTCATATTCGGTTCTGAATCCTTTGTAGATTACATTCTCTTGTTTATTTTTAAAAGGACCACGACCCCAAGTACGAATTTTCTTCGTAGCATAATCTTGTACTGTAATCAACAATACTTCTTCTGCCGCAGACTCTACGTCAGGGAATCCATTTTCTGATGCAACCTCAATATCAATCGTTGAAATCTTGATCTTATTAGTATCAAATTTGATTTCTTCTTCAGGATATTTTTCAGAAATATACTGATAGATGTATCGATCATTA